AGAATGATGATGATGGGTTACAAACCTGAACTCAAGGAAGATGCTAACCGTGACATCCGATTCATTTACAAGCAACCAGACCCGAATGACCCTGCTCAACAACCACCACCTCCGGGCGGTATGCCTCCGGGTGGAGTGCCGATGGGCGGTATGCAGATGGGTGGCGGCATGGGTACACCGGGCGCTTTGCCAAGTCGAAACATTAGTCCACAGGGGGCGGCTATGCTTGGCAGACAAGCACAGATGGGTATGGGGCAACCCGGTGGAGAAGGTGCAGGTTTGAGAAACAGGGGTCCCGCAAGTCCTCAAAACAGAACTAGCATGGGTGCAGGTGCACCGATGTCAAGCGTTCAGCAAAGAGGCCCTCAACCTAGTGGAATTCAGCAGGCGAGTCAAAGTATAACCAATGCTCGTAATCCTAGAGGGGCTTAGGAAGTTTAAAGTCAAGGAAGGTAGTGGAGATGAGCATGGACCTGAGAAAATTGGACCCAATGGCTAGAAAAATGCGTACTCATGTAGACGCATTTTACAAAGCGCTAGACGAGAATGATGGCTTTTCTGCAAGAAATCACATCAATGAAATTGTGAAATATGCAGATTACCTAAGCAGTGATGTTGAGTCTGCTGTAATGAAGCAAGACGATTCTATTCAAGGAGTCAATGACATCTACGCTGGCGGAGTACCCATCATGAAAATGTCAGAAGTCGAGACTGTTCACAAGGCAGAAGCAAATGTTTTGCCGGGAACAATCAGAACTTCTCGCTTTGGAAATATCAACCGCAGACTATCAAACCGTACACTTTGAGGTGAGTAAATGAGCGACGAGGGGGAGAATGTTGCTGAGAAACTCATGGGTGCTCTCATCACTAAGATGGAAAGCATGGATGCAGGTTTACAGATGTTGAAAGCAGAAAATGCAGAATTGAAGAAAGCACTTACTAATCCTGCAAGTCTTTTGAGAAAGGCTGGATTTGTATCTGCTAGAAATCGTATGCCAGAGGATGTCATGCCTGACACCTTTAGAGGAGATGCTGACGATGTACTTCTGAAAGGAGACAACGGAGAGCCTTTGAGCATACCCAAAACCAACGCTGACTTCCACAGCATGGATTGGGCAGATATACACGCACTTGCTGAGCAAGCAAAATCAGAAGGTGCAATTGGAAATGAATTAGGAATGGATTAAGATGAAACCTAGATTTGAACCTAGAGAGCCAGAAGTTGACAGATTGCTAAAAGAAGCAAAGAAGTTAGAAGAGCGTATTGCTAAAGCAGAGCCTAATTATTCTGGACAAAAAGAAGGCTCAAAAGAAGGCTACGCTCGATTTGAGGCACAGCCGTCTGGTGTACCTAATGCTTTTTACAACACAAACAATGTACTACTTGACGGGGTAGAAGATGTTGCTAACAAAGGTGCAATATCAGAAAGCAGTGATGTCTTGACGAGAACTTCACCTTACTACCCGACTGCTTTCAGTACAACAGGGGCTCTTGAAAACTTCAAAGGTGGTGACGGTCCAACCTTAACAGAATTGAAGAAGTCTATTGACCGACTATCCAGCCGTCTAAATTGAACGGCTGGTGGTATGGATGATAGAAGGTCACTACGATACCTTTGATAGGGCTAAGTTTACCTTCATAGAATCTATTTACGACGGTATAGGTAAAGCAGATGCTGCTGCCGAATACTACTTTGCTAGTCTTAACTTACAAAGACACGGCTATGATTTGAACAATCAAGACGAAACATTGCTGAAAATGGCGAATATTATTTTGAAAGAAGAAGTAGATTTAGAGCCAGATGAGGCAATACATGACCCTTGGTTCCCGCAATCTCAATACTTTACTGGTGAAGAAACGGTACAGAATCCTTCTTTACAGCCTTCGAGAGTCGTCGCACCTGAGCCGGGTCAACCTTTCACTGGTGCTAATATCCAAATGAATCCGGGTGACCCTAACAGTGATTCTCATCATGACATTGATTACTTTGGTTCAAGTCTGTTTCCTTTACACGGCGACAAAATGGCTGACCATGTTGCTGGTTTTTATTTAGGTGATAAATATGATGAAAAAACCCATTCTGAAAAATCAGCACATGTAGAAAATAAGTTCTTCAACAACCATACAACTCCTAATGAAGAAGAGCACCTTGAAAGTAGTTTTCTAACTGATAGGGCTCACTATGGAAAGTTAGCCGATGATATGACTAATCATGATATCTATCAAAGGCACTTTGATGATTGGAAAAGAAAGAATGACCCGTTAGTAAGATTAATGACTGAACAAATGCATGCACAAGGTGTATTTGATGATGAAGAAATAAATCACAGACTTGCTATAAAGCATATGGAGGAAGCCAAAGAAGGTTGGAAGGACAATCTAAAGTTTACTGATTACCTGCTTGGCTTGGAATGGACAACGCCAGAGGAGCGACAAAAGTTATATGAGCATCTTATAAAACACGGTGGTAGTAAAAAAGATACCCCTTTAAAACTTAGAGGTGGTAATGATTGGATGCCTAGATTGATTGCTAATTTCCATCAAAGATTTGGACCTATATACGACCATTGGATAGGTAAGGCTCACATACCGGGCTTCAATACTAAGGCTAGGAAAGAAAGAATGCCATCTAAAGGTAGAGAGCCGGGTCCGATGGAAAATAAAGAAGCATTCAGTGCAGTAGGACAAGATGGTTTTCAAAGAGCCTTAGAATACGCTCAGCAAATGGGAGCATTGGATGAAGAATTAGATGTAGGTAAAATACCTTTTCTTCAAGAAGATACTACTGATGATGGTAAGTATGTTGTAAGAGGTCTGCAACTTAGAAAGCCGACTAGAAAAACAACTGAAATGGTTGGGGAAACAGCAGGTTCTGATTATAGAACTTTACTTGCTTTGCTAGGTGCGGATGAAAATGGTAAATTACATGCTGCTGGCCAACATCCTCTTTACAAAGAAAATTGGAACCCAGAAGAAGGGCCATTTACTCAAGAAGAAGTTGATAAAATATTAAGAAAACGACTTTCTTTAACAAGGTCTATGTTTCCGGGTATTATAGGTAGAAGAGAAAGTAATGTGATGTATGCTCCTTATTTAGATGAGGATGATTATTATGATTATACTGATGGTTTAAGTCATGATTCTTTAGCAACTTATTGGGGTATTCCTTTCAAGGTTGGTGGTATGGATAAGCATCCTCAACTACTATTTGAGTTACTTCATCGGGCGACTTTACTTCATGGTAAAAATCATTTTGTCCCTCCATCTAAGCGGATAAAAGAACAAAGTCCTACCTCAGAAGACATCTATGAAACTGCATTTACCGAAATGGCAGAAGGGCCCAAAGAAATGGATACTGGGCCTTATGGCGAAGATTACCCAATCGACCAAGTAACAACAGACCATGATGGTTACGAACACAGTCTTTTCTTCATGCATCATCCAGAAAAAAATAAATTAACTCATAGGTATATGTTAGAATTAGACTCTGATGACCATTTAGAAAACAACATGGCTAACTTCCTTGCTCCTTTTGCACCTAGACCATTAGAAATTGTGGAGTCTAAATTTAACAAGGATGATAAAAGAAATTTACAATTAGACTTAGGCAATCCCCTTTGGTCAATTAATATCCATTCTCCCGGTTCTGCTAATCGTCGTAATGAAGCAATAGGTATTAATAATAATTTTAGTCGACATGCACAGTCGCTTGCCCCGGCATTGACTAATAAACTGTTATTAGATGATAAATTAGCAACCGACAGAACAGACGACTCTTATTCAGAAAATATAAATTCTAAATTAATAGGAAATAAGGCTGGTCACTTTAAGGTACATCACCCTTTTACTTTTCACGGTGGTCACGACCCAGACGCTCGAATGAAAGATTCTTCTTTATATGGTGCAATTATAGCAATGCATAAGCATTTGTCTGGCCTTCCGGGTACACCCATAGATATAGGTGGTAGAATTCCTGAAAAAAATTTACCTATGAGCAAGGATAATTATATTCAGTTGACCAATCCAGAAAATTATGAACATATGACTTCTGCAAACCGAAAAAGAGCAAAGGAATTGGAAAGGAGAATAAAGGAATTAGAATTTCAAGCCCCTGACTTTGAAGGTGATGCTAGTCAAATAATTGAAAACAAAATTATTGATTTGGAAGAACAGTTATCGATGATTCCTACAATTGACCCCAAAGAATTTGGAAGTCAAAACTTTGTACCTACACATATTCAGATGTTGAAGGACAAGTTAAATTCTGATGACCAAGCCTATGCACAATTAGCAAAACGAAAAGCCGCTGAGTTTCCAGAACTATTTGATAGAAGTCTACCTCCAGACATAATCGAGGGCAACCTAAGACAGTTTGCTCGAATGCTAAATGATTATTTCCATCAGGCTCCATCAGAAGCACACGGCTTGAGTTCGCTTGCATCAGTTGACAAATTAAGTGATGCAGAGATGCAACGAAGTAATCCTATGGCGGAATCTGCTAAAGACTTTGCTCACAACAGCGATGTCAAGTTTAGTTATGTTGACTTTCTAAGGGGTGGCGCAAATCGAGAGCGTTACGCTGCAAAGTTAGCAGAAGATTTGGGTTTAAATCCAGAGGACTTCCACACTCAACAAACCATGAAACATTTTCTCGAAGATGTAGTGAACCCCATCATAGACGGTATGCTTAGTCAGGGAAGGGATGATGAATTATTTGATTTGGAGATTCCAATTCAAACCGTTGGTAACTTCGCTAAACATCACTTTAAAATGGCAGATATAGATTTTAATAAAACACTTGAAGATATGAGAAGAACTCGTGGTTTTAAAGATAAAGGTAAAGACCTAAAAAGAATAACTGCTCAAATTAAACAACAATTATTACCGCACATAATAGGTGGTGGTGGAAAAGAAAAAAGAGGGAATAAAGGTAGAAATGACGCACTAGGTATGGGTATTCATCATTCTGTTAATCCTGATGCAAGAATGCTTGCAGATTATAAGGAAGAGTTAACAAGATTACAGACATTAAGAGATAAAGCGTTTACTGGCCCTGCTAAAAATAATGCAGTTATGCAATATAACAACTACAAAGATAACATGATTAAACCTACTTTAGGTTCAGCCATGTCTAAGAATAAAGCAAAAATACAACAAAGACATGCTGAAATGTATGGTCCTTCTTATGTTAGTGGTAGACATTTTCAAAGTGTTAATGAATCTTATAGAATGCAACAAACCTTAGATTCTCTAATTTATAGTGACCCGTTTATTGAGCCCGGTGCTGCTCCTTCTTCTGTAGAAAGTTTTGAAAGCGGGTCAGAGGTCAGGCCAATAGAGCCAGTTGGACCTAACGCTACAAATATAGTCCCTTCCACTTATAATGCTCCCAAATATATGATGAGTTACGGTCATAAAGTACCTGTTACCTTTGATTACAAGATAGGTAAAGACGGGAAGATAGATATAATCCCACTACCTGAACCCAAACGAGAAAGGTTAGTTCAACCGACAATGGCTATATGGGGGGCAGCAGGTTTGACTGATGTATTATTTGGAACTGATTGGAGACAATATCATATAGATGAAGACCAGTCTACTTTGTCAAGACATGGTAGGAAAGAAGATAATAGAGCCTTCGCTAAGTCAGAAGATGTCAACTTGGCAACACTTACCAATCCTGACATCATCCGTAAAGAGATAGGTAAAGGTGTTCCTATCCTACAACCGATGCATCGTATTTTTGAATTGGATGACCTTGAACATCTGCGTGGCTTTACAGGAGACTGGATAGTATCTGTTATGCCAGAAGGCGAAAGAGGCTTTGTCAAGAAAGAAGATGATGATGTTACTTCAACTAACTTTACTTTGTCAGATGAAGACAAGAGCAACTTCAAGAAAGTAACTGATAACGATTATCATTTAGATGTGTTTAAGACCGAAGAGGGCTACTATATCTTTGATGTTCTCAAATATGACGACAAAGAAGTGCATGATGTACCTATAGATGACCGAATTAAGATACTTAGAGGTGGCTTGGAAGGTGTTGAGAATGTTCATGTTCCGAGTGCTAGTGATACCAGACTTACAGATGACGCTGGTCTCAAAGTCACAGTAGAGGACTTGCAGAAAGAAAATGAAAAGTTGCTACTTCGTGATGCTAAGTCAACCTACATGGCTGGTGAACTGCGCCATCCTAAGTGGGTGCTGCTCAGTCCGGGCAATGATGTTGTGCTTAGAGTATTAGAAAGAAGAGGCAACGGCCCTTACACCTATCGATTAGGTACTGGCCCAGTTACTAAAGACGAAGAGTTAGGTGATAGGGCAGTAGAATCTGATGGTGAGATTTACATGGATGTCGGTGCTGCTTTCGACAGTGATGAAAAGTATAACGAAGGCGACCATGTTAGAGTCAATGTCAGTAATGTAGGCGAGTCAGAAACAGCCGAAGGGCAAAAGTTGTTTACTGTAGCGGGTTCTAAAATTGAAGAAGAAGCCGAGGGCGAAGGACTCGTTAGCCAAGAAACTCTCAGCCTACTTGCTAAGGCAGAAGATTCGCAGTGGCTGTGTGAAGTCTATAGAGCAGGTAGCGGTATAAGAGTAGTTATGCCACAGGGTGATGTCGTATACAAGTGTACACAGTCAGGTCAGTCTTGGACAGCGCACAGCCCGTTGGCATCTAATGGTTATCTGATTCGTATGTCTGAAAGTCAAAGACCTTACTGGGCACCAGTCGCTGGTGCTTTACTCAAGGCCGATGTACAGATAGCCGCACCTGCCGAAGAACAAGAGGATAAGGCTGAGGTTCACGAAACAGAGGGTCGAGGGAAGCCTCTCATCCCTCCTAAAAAGATTAAAGATTCTGAATGGTGGGCTAAGCAAGAAAAAGAAAAAGTGCTTGTCAAGGGCTTACAGTTAGTAGAAAAGTTGCTCAAAAGCGGAGCAGGTGCCGTAGGTCAATCAAGTAGTGGTACTAAGGGATTAGGTATTGACTACGCTACCCCTATAGAATCACCTATGGGACCTACTAACTTACATGACAAGAAGACAATGCCTGATTATGATGTTAGGGATATGGAAGAAGATTCTTCTATAGATGAAGAAACTGAGGCAAAAGACAAGCCTAAACACATGACTGTGCCTACAGATAAGGGTGTTTTGGAAATAACAGAGGACTCTGCTGTTTTCCGTACTTAGTTAAATAGTATGAGTGTCGTCTATAGAAACGATGACAGCCAGTTCGATGCTGAGAACCTCTCCGGTTACTCACAATGGTAGCATCAATTTAATCAAGGCTGATAATGACTTGGTAATCGCTGGATACGCATCTGTTGAGATGGTAGATAAGCAAGGAGATTTGATTACCAGAGGTGCCTTGAAAAATGCTTTTGGCGACTTCATGAAAGCAGACGGCTACCGAAATGTACAACTTGCTCACTCAAACATACAAGTTGGAAGTGTTATTCCATCTTACACTGACTCTGATGGTAGAGTTTGGAAATCCGGTGTCGATGATGCTGGTATGTTCGTAGTCATTAAACTACGAGATGACATAGAAAAGGCAAGAGAAGTTGCCAAAGAGATTCGCAAAGGAGCCCTTAGAGGTTTCAGTATTGGAGGACAAGCATTCAAGAGAATGCGAAAGAGTGACCAACAACATGGTGACTATACAGAAATCTCCAAACTGGAACTACATGAGGTCACCATTTGTGAAAAAGGTATTAACCCGGAGGCGACATTCCGTATATTGAAGGAGGATATTGATATGACAGAAACAGATGCAATGGCAGAATTGTCAAGTGTGTTGGACAGACTAAATGGCCGCCTAGACGCAATGGAGAAGGGCGAAATGCCAGCAGGTCTTAAAGAACACATGGAAGACAAAAAAGACGATAAAGACGAAAAAGACGAGGCGAAAGAAATGGCTGATAAAGATGAAGAAGAGAAAATGTACGGCGCTGACCACAAAGGCGAACATGACGGAATGGCAAAAGGAGAATACTCCGATGTTATTTCTAGTGAATACCTAAACTGGATGGAAAACACCTTGAAATCACAAGGTGTCGACATTAGCGGTGCAAGAAACCACTTTGATGGAATCTCTAAGGCTAATCTAGGTAGCACACCAGAACAAATTGGTGACGGTGCTGATTACTTCGCTGGACAAGTAAAGGGTCGAGCCCAAGAAGGTGGCTCTCCTTCTACTAACGCAGTCGGTAAAATTAACTCCGGTGGCGGTGGAACAGTAGCAAAAGGATACTTGCACCCAAGTGCAGTCTCTCCTACTGATGTAGAAGCAGCCTACGAAGTTTACAAAGCAGCGGCTCTTGAAGAACAATTCAAGCACAACCTAAGCGGCGTATTCGCTGACAGACTAAACAAAGAACTTACTCAAGAAGCACAAGCAAGAGAAGCCGCTTCCTTTGACGCAAGAACACCTCTTGCTAACATCGAAAAGGCTCTGTCTGACTTGAGCAACAGAATCGATAACATTTCAAGCGCTGCCCCAGAATCAACAATTCGTAAGAGCAGTGATATGGCTAATGTAGAAATCCCATCTACTGAGGCACTTGGAAGCATGAGTTGGGATGAAGTTCACCGACTCGCAGGGAGTGTATTTACCAACTAAGGAGGAATATGAATGGCAAGAAATTATATGAGAACAGTAAATGATATGGAGCGCTACTACTACGGTGCTGGACAAAGCATGGGATATTCCTACACAGGTTCAGAACTATTGAAAGCAGATGCTCCTCTATTGAGCACAACAGCAGGAACATACCAAGCAATCTACGGTAGAAAAGTATGGAGTCAGTTGAACCAAGAGTTCAACGCTTTCTCTATCCTACCTAAGAAGCCATGGGACAGAAGTGGATGGCGTGTAGTAACCGCTAAGCCTTCTGCTACCGTTGGCGGTGGAATTGCAGAGAACGGTACTCTACCTGAAACTCAAAAGCCAACTTTCCAAAATGTTGCAGCAAAGCCAAAAACCGTTGCTCACTCATTCGACATGTCTGAAGTAGCAATCTTCCTTAACGACAAGGATGACGGTCTAGGTGACATTCGCTCAGTATTGAAAGAAGAAATGGGCAAGCACCACGCAGAGATGATTAACAAGATGCTACTTAGAGACGCTGACAACCCAGCAGGTAATGATATCGAGTCACTTGACCGTGTCACCGCTGGTCACGCTGGTGGTCTAACTACCAGTACAAGTGCAATTGCAGACGCAACAGGTCACCTCAGCGCAGCAACTGACTTAGATATCTATTCAATAGACCGTGAGGCTAACGCATCATGGGCTAACGCTGAGATGTCAGTTAACGGTGTTGCTGGTACCCCTACCAACAGAACTCTATCTCTCGACCACTTTGATGAACTATTCAGAAAGATTTGGCAGAGAGGTGGAAATCCAAAGGTTATGCTAACTGGATATGATACTTTAATGAGACTTCAACAACTACTACAAAGCCAACAAAGATTCATGGAAGAAAAGAGAGTAGTCCCAACTTACAACGGTGTTAAAGGTGTACCGGGTATGGAAGCAGGTTTCATTGTAGCAACTTACAATGGCGTACCTATCATTCCATCCAAGGATGTCGAAGCAGACGGAATTAGCAGAGTTTACATGCTAGATACTGACTACCTATACTACAGTACTGCTAAGCCTACACAATACTTTGAGTCCGGTATCGAGACTGGTGACCCATTCGCAATCAACAGATTGGGTCAGGAAGGTCTTTACCGAACCATGGGTGAGATATGGACAACTTTCTTTGGAGGTCAAGGTTCTATTCGTGACCTACAATGAGGATAACATGGAGAATAAAATATTAGGAGATGATTAAATATGGCAGCAATAACATTAACAAAAAAATCAGGAGACGCAGGTGTATACGAAAACTTATTTGAGTTGGAATTATATGCAGGAACACTAGGTAGTGATACAAACTGGCTAGATGGAAACTCAGGTGGTTCTTATCCGGGTTCACTAACAGGCTTTAACGCATCTAACTCAGATGGAAAAGCGGCACCGGGACTTAAACTAGCATGTTTCCAAGTAACTACAGTAATGGCAACAGGTGATGTCGCAACTATTGGCGGTGGAGCAAGTAAGATACACGCAGTAATATGTGGTTCTAACGGAGGATTAGCAGGTGTCGGTGCAGTAATTAGCACAGAGACAAACACTAACGACTCGTTAACATTTACCGCAGGTGGTACACCAGTAGTTCCTATGAATTTGTGGGTAATCTGTTCTTGAGGTGAGGAAACTTGCCCAAGATAACCTACATAGGTTCTAACCCTTATCTCAAATTGCGAGACGACACAGAAATGCATCGTGGCGAAGTTAGAGAAGTTTCCCAAGAGTGGCTGAACAAATACAGACACTGGGCAAGACAAAAGGGTCCTAAGAATCTACTCATAGAAGGCGACGAAGGTGTCACAGTAGACGAAGGAAACGACGGATTACCTGACGAAGGTTGGACTAAGAAGGATATCACAGGATGGCTAAAAGAGAAAGGAGTATCTATCAAAGGTTATGCTACTAAAGCAAAACTCTTGGACAAGGTAAAGACCACCCTCAATCCACCGGCACCAGAGCCAGTGGTTGAGGAGGTCGCTCCTGAACCTGTAGCAGAAGAAGTCGTAGAAGAGACTATAACAGAGGACCCTATCGTAGAAACAGACGGAGTTGAAGAATAATGGCATTTACAATAGATGAAAGACCCACAGTAATTGGAAATAAAATAATTATTACAGGAACATATACAGCGGGAGGCGCACAAATAATTGAATTAGATGGCCTATTATCAAATATTGATTTTTGTGCTGTTCAGTTGACAGCACTCGGCGCTAGACAACATGTATTAATTCCCGACGGAGAAGCAGGAATTATTGACGGTGGCGGTGGCGGCAACGAAAATAACGACGATTTTGTTCAAATTTACATACAGGATATGGCTATAAAAAATGTATCGTCATCTCCAACTACCTTTTTAATTACAAGTCAAATGAAGAATGCGCCGGTTGTTGGTGGATTGTGGATGGTTATCGGTACCCGCTGATTAGGCGGTGATTTAATTGGCTAAAACATGCACAATACTCGGTCCTTACGCACAGGCAGACTTTAACGACTCTACTAAGAGAGCCGCTATACAAAGTGCGATTGTAGCGGCATTTGGTACATCAAGTGAGACTCCTGTGTCAGCAGACCCGCATGTAATACTTGGTAACATCTACATATTCGTAACCACTTCTTGAGGTGGTTAAGTGGAATCCTTTGGTAACCTTGGTCTTGATGACATACAGCGCTTGCAGAAGCGTGGCATCAGGCTAGACGAGTCTTACGGCGCTTCGGTTAAAACCAACGAAGAAAACCCACTTGCTGGGTTTACTATGAAGCAGCGTAACCGTAACAAGAATGCTGGCGATGTCCTGAACATTGGTAGCGGCACACGATGCAAAAGTTGCGGTATGCTTTACTTCTGTTGGGTCGATAAGTGTAGGACTTGTGGCAAGCAGATGGAATTCAATCTGGGAGTGAAAGAGCAGTAGATTTAATCATGTATCGTGTCATGGCTTAGTTAAGGGGATGACAGATGCCTGTAGTATTTTCACCCGGAGAGCCTGAAACACGCCCTCTTGACCCTGATGCAATAGTCTACACCACTCCACAAAAAGTCGCAGACTTGCTTGGCATCGGTCCTAGTGAAGCAGTATTGATGTCTGCTAATGCAGAAGCAAATGCAGTGTTTGTGACAGGTGGAGATTATAGAAACATTGGGTTTTCAGTTGGAGATACAATATTAATTTACAGCGATGCTGACCCAATGGGTCAAGAACACGCCATCACAGCAATCACAACATCTGCAAGCGGTGTCAAATTAGCATTTTCAGCATCTATAAATCCGGGTCTTTACGAGACAGCAGACAACGCTTATGTCCAAAACCAAGCCTCGTTTACTAACGGTAAGACTCGTGGTATGAAGAAGTCTACTGTCGAAACAAGAATCAAAGAAGTCCAAGACCGTATTGACAACATTACTCATAATGCTTGGAGACCTTATTTAGTCTCAGCAGAATACCTGAATTTTGATACTTACAAACCTTACAGGCGTAGATACTTTACTGATTATGTAGGAACTACCCCTCTGTTGTTTAGGAATGTTCAACAAATGCTGAGGATTGAATTATGGCAAGGTGAAGACTATAAGGAGATATGTGGAGCAGAAGTTAGATTAAAATTTGACGATGTTTCTTCTTTAACAGATAGAAAAATAGCACTTGGATTACAGAACGGCCACGGTGCTGTTTTACAGGCTGGTACTGGCTCAACTACTGGCTCAACTCAATGGCGTGGTGAGTTTGATGGTCTTTCAACTGCACAAAGTTTTGCTGATTTGATTAACAAAGAAGACAGGGTTTCTAAGACCGCTGTTAATTTTCTCGGAGACCAAGCCGACACAACTACTACATTTACATTAGAAGGTAGCACGAGTCCCGTTGCTGTTCATAACGAGTTCTTAGCATCCGCTAACGCTGATTATGGAACAGGGGTTGTTAAGTTGACATCAATGCGTTTAGCAAAGGCTGGAGAAAAATGCAGCATTGCTCTCAATACTGATGATGTAGATATTGAACAATCAACACTCGCTACTGCAACTACTACAGGAGTATATGCCTCTGATGTGATTAATGTTGATTCTACAGAGGGCTTCCTTGAATCAGGAGTGGGTTCAGTAGGAGGTACTACAGCAGACTTAAGAGCAATTTTTAGTTATACTGGTAAAAGTGCCACACAGTTTACTGGAGTTAAAACAATAGCGGCCACTCCTAGCGGAGGCCTACCTGCTACTAACATAGGTACATCTGTCAAACAGCACCAGTTCAAACTTGATTTACAGGGTGGTTCTAGCAGTGGTGATAATGCGAGACTCCGTGATTGGTGGATTGACCACGAAATGGGCATAATTTATTTCAATAACTCTTATCCTTTCTTTGAACACAACTCTGTCAAGGTATCTTACATCTATGGCGAAAGGTATCTTGAGAAGGCTATAGAAGAGGCTGCTACTAAGATGGTAGCGGCTGATTTGTTACTATCAGATGACCGCAGCGTCTTGATACCAGAGGGCTCGCAAAATGTTGACTTGGGTTCTAAGATTCAATTGTTTAGAAAAGAAGCAGAAGAACTGTTAGCCCGCTACAAAGAAGTGGTGGTGTTCTCGTAATGGTTGCTACATGGAAAGAGCCTCTTGAGACAGTCATTGACATACTGGCAGCGAATTATGACTCTGGTACTGAAAAGGGCTGGAACAGGGCTAATACTGACAATGTAAAGCCTGTAGTTGTAGACATTGCCAACGAAACGCCTGAGAGAGGCAAGCGTATTGATTTACAAAGACATGATTACATTCTATGCTATGAGACAGCCCAGAACGAAGAAGTGCCTGATTTGATGTACAACTTCGTCACCACTCGTTACAATATCACAGTCGACATGAGAACATCAAGAGGTCGCTCTAGGCTAAGAAAGATGGAGAACGAAATGAGAAGAGTTATCCACAACAGTAGAAAGGGTGACGGAGAAAACTTTGACCGTATGGTTCTCAAGACTCGTACTGACCTGTCAGACCGAACTAAGATGTTGTTTAGGCACACATTCCAAGTAGAAGTCGTGATACTAGCGGAGATGATACCATGACTGGTTTTGGCGCTCACTATAAGGGAGATGTTTCCGAAGTTGTCATGGGGCACGAAACAAGCCTGATGATTGAGCACAACGAGCCCTGTACATGGACAGCCACTACTGATATTAATAATCCCACACATACAGAGATAGTATTTGCAGGAACAGCGTCTGGCAACGCTAGTATATTCGAGAGTGCTAAGGCTGCACTAAAAGTCCCTGTAGGTATGTTGATTGGTCAGAAGATGTCGTTTCATTCAACAGCGTCTGCTCAAAACAACTTTTCTTCTTACTATTACACTGACATGAAGAGCCGTCTGTATACAATCATAGACCACACATTTGATTCAGTGACTAAGATTAAGATTGTACCTGCCTTGACACCGTTCCAAGCATCTGTTAGCAGTGGTACAGGTGACAGCATTTTCATCCATTCGACTGGTTTACCAACCGTCGCTGGTAATAACGAAACAGTATTACATGCGAATGCTTCTGATACAAAGGAGGCTAGTTTGATAGACGGCTTCCTAGGACTTGCTTCTTTCATGACATTACCCGACACTAAGGTTGATTTGCACAGTTATCATGTAGTCGGATTAGGTAGACAAGTAGCAGTTCAGCAAACAGGAAAAGTTCATCACATGGGCGGTTCTATAGAAATGCCACTACATAGTCCAAAGTGGCTTTACTACAGCCTTGGTAGAGAAGTAGTCGACCAGAACAATTGCGGGACTGCTAGTGCAGGTTCAGCAGTAAATCCTGTCACGAATATTCATCCCGGTCAAGGATATGTAGATGTCGATACACTTACAATAAACGGCGCTACCGCAGCAGTAGGTAATTACTTACTTATCAAAGATGGTACTCGTGTTCCAACTACTACCTACAAAGCGCCTGATTTAGGAGCCAGTAGTAATATTTACTGGCCAAACGGCGCAGGTCTTTCTTCTGATGCTCATCACTTTGAGTGGGCAGAAAGCAGTGAATGTAGGAGGATTTCTGCAATAGAGGCTTTGACTAGTGGAAATTACAGACTTTATGTTGACGACCCTTGGCAGTTTGAACATACAACGACTGACAACATCGAGTTAAGGAAATACTATGACGGGGAGGATGATGGAACTCCGTTTCCAGAACCGTTCCGTAGCCCTCATGTAGATACTAATAGAAAGATACTCAACCCTGTCAGAAGGCTTTTGTTTTCTGGAGAAACTGTACCTAGTTTTTCTATAGAACACAGTGTGAGGACTAGGGACTTGGGTTCTTTCAACAGTGCTGGTGAGACTACAATAGCGCCCGGCTCGGCTGGTGACACCAAGCAGTTAACTAGAGTTTTCAAAGGCTGTAAGATACTTGAGTATGAATTGACTAGTACAGTAGATGCTGAACTAAAGTATCGTGCTGTATTCGATGCTCTTTCTTGCTACACAGATACAGGTAGACTAGAGAGCGCTAACAAAGGTGATAGATACACGGCTAACCGAATGTTCCAGAATGTTGCTACAGGGCTGGCTGAGAAAAAGGCATCAGGTATAGCAAAGGGTTCTGAGAAACCATTTATGTTTTACAACGGGACAATCAGCGCTTTTGACCAAAACTTAGGATTTGTTAGTGCGTTTGGGTTGAAGGGTAAGACAGGTGTAGAAGTTTTCCACACTATCCAAAGCAACCCTATACCTGAGACTGTAAACTCAGATAATCTCAGTATCAAGCAGGTGCCCTATGGCGGTACTCGCAACGCATCTATTATTAGAGAAGGTAAAGAAAACTTTGACATGGAAGTCACCATTGCTTTGGAAAATGCTTCTCTCTATCACGAATTAAGAACTCACATTCAGCGTGGCGGCACTGCTGGTGCAACCGGGGGTACTATCATGCTGCATTTTACCAAGCCTGTCACTACAGGGTTGGGTACAACTCCAAGTTTGAGAATCATTGCAGACGATTACTTCATAACTGAGTTAGCAATACCTGTACCTGACGACAAGGGGCTGCTGTTCACAAAAATGAAAATCAAGCCACAAAATGTCAAAGTGATTAGTGAAGATACAATTTACCACTGCTGAGGAGATAATATGCCGATGAGAATTAGACGGTCTATGAATGCAGTACTGGAAGCAGTTTTTCACAAGCAAATAAATGAGAATCTACAAGAAGAAGAAGAAGAGGGTGGAGAATACCTCTTCGACCCAGAAGCAGGGCGAGCCAGTGATGACCCATTCGCTCACCTGAAACTGGAGGATAGCCCCTCGGAAGAGGCACTATCCGATGAGGAAGTGAGTAAGTATGTTACAGGAGAACAAGAGTAAGATAACGATAGACGGCAAACCAATAGAAGTTAGTAAGCGGCGACTGACCTTTTACCATATACAGAAAGTAGCCCCGCTGATGACTCACGGCAGCCTAGACTTTTCGGACTACTGGCGACATGCATTTAGCCACTGGCTCAGTTATACAAATCCTGATGGGAAATCTATAGAAATTGACATAGAAAGCCTATCTCCAGAAGATGGTAAGAAACTTACCAGCCTTTTACCAGACCCAAGTCAGGTCATGGAATGGTTAGTTTTTCGGCCAGCGAAGTCGGACAAATCAAGTACTTCATCAACGGGAGACCTGTGAGTGACCGGCTTCGCTATCAGAAACAAGCAATGGAATATTTACTAATGACACACTACAATATGACACTAAAGGATGTGAGAGACTTGAACATAAACGATGCTAAGCAACTTCTTTACTGGGCTCAGGCTATGCAAGGTGAAGAGCAGGCTGCTGAGAACGCAGTTTATTTGGGGTATGACATCTTGGCTAGATTGGAGGAAGACGAATGGTAGACGAAGGTATAGACCCACGCACTGTGGAGTCAATGAAGAACTTTAGCAATTATAGCAAGTCTGCTAAGGAGAACATGCAGGCCTTGCAGCAACAGATGGATAAGTTCACTAAGTCGATGGCTATGACTAAATCGAATACAGTCGACTTAACTAAATCTCTCAAAGACATGAGTAACACCCAGCCTATGCAGCAAGCCACAGGCGACACTGCAATTCCTACTGCCGCTGGTGGCGCTAGTCAAGAGACTAATGTCACTGTCAATCTCAAGATAGATGTTAGTGGTGTCACTGATAAAACAGACAAGCGGGCTCTGGCTAAAGAAATCAGCGCTATGGTGACTAAGGAACTCAAGTCAAAGATTGGCGGCTCATTAACACAAAGTGGTTTCAACAGGAGTGGTTGATTTGAAGCCGGGAGAGAGAATGCCTATTCGCCTTGTTCAAGAGAACGGTGAAACAATCTCTCTTAACGCAACTAGTGTAGATATCGTAGTAGGAAGACAAGTGAGTAACTTTGGTATTCCTTTCTTTGATGCAAAGAAGATGGGTATAGATTTGAATCAAGCGGCTGTTGCTATCGAAGTACAAGGTGTATTTACTGACGAAACAGGTCAAGAAGAAACAGCACAATCTCAAGCAGTAATCGATTTTTACCAACCACAATCACTCATAACAGAAAATCCAAACGCCGGAAAAGGCGGGGGTATGTCTGAAAAGGAAAAGAGCATCTACAATCAAAAGAAAAGCAGCGGCGAGCAAACTGGCAGAGGGGCCAAAGAATCAGGCAAAGGGCTGGGATTAGGAGGCGGGATAAGTAGACCTAGTACTCCTTTACTCCAACCTGCGCTCGGTAACACCGTATTAGACGACTGGCAAACCAGATACATCGATTTCCCTGTGGCTTATTGGGTAGAGCAAAACCAAGTACTTGATAATCCAAATAAAACAAATTTACAACTTTGGTTGAAAGGTGAAAATTATGACCAGACCACTGGTACTTGGTCAGATTCTAGCGGCTTTGGTAGAGACGCTAATCAATCGACTAGTGCAAACAGACCATCTCTTATAGGCAACGGGCCTAACGGCCAATCTTGTGTTAGGTTTGACGGTACTAACGACTACTTAGAAATACCATTCGCTACTAATTTAAATTCTAACGAGTTCACTATATTTGTAGTAACAAGGGCTTTTGATACAGGTGATAAGCCTATTTTAGATTCTGCTACAGATGGGTATGGTTTATCTTTGAATGTTCAGAACACAAGTAGTAATTCAGAATTTACTGCTCGCTGGGTAGATACAGGCGGGGCAGATAGCAAAACATCTACTAGCGGTACCACTAGATTAAGAAAATATGATGCAGCCATACTTGCATATAGTATGCAAGATACAGGTTCAGACGGTACATCAGATAAAGTAAAACTTTTCTTCAATGGTCGTGATGTAGGTACAGAAACTTCTGGTGTAGATTATACAGGGGCATCAAGCGGTGCTTTGAGAATAGGTTACGACGGTAGTAATTATTTCAAGGGAGATATTCATGAAGTTTTAATTTACAATTCTAATCTATCAATTGAAAATAGACAGAACATAGAAGGCTACCTTGCTAGGAAATATGGACTGACTTTGTCGTTTGGTCACAAATATGGAGGCGCAGGTCGCTATTCAAATCAATCGGAACAAATCAGAGTTGTATTCGATAATAAGTTATTTGGCTCTAACGCAGAACCTTATGGCTTCTTAAACCAAAAAAGAATCATTCATGACACCAGTGCTAGTAAAGTTCCCATCAGAATAGACCAAGCAAGTCCACCTAACGACATTGACTCTGTTATAATTTTAGACGGAGGCGACCCCCGTAAATGGTTTGAGACTTCTTCGGCTCGTAGACTTAGGGTAACATTTAGTGAGAACAGTAGTGGATATCCTGTCCGAAAAACATCTTCTGGAGAAGATTACTATGGAGAAGTCGTCACTGCTAACTTTAGTGCAGGTACTGGTACAATAAGAGTCTTCTTTAACAAAACAGGCGGGACTCATGCTGATAACGATTATATCTTTATTGAACCAGTTGATTATGGTAACGCTGACTTTGTAGGCAACGATGTCTCCCCTGTTATTGTTTTACCAATTAAAAATGCAGATAGTTATGTGCGTGGTAATCTATCAGAAGACGCAGTAGGTCCTACTCACCCTGATTTCCAAGATGGCACTGTGAGAGATACTACTCACGGTTCTGACATTACGAGGACAGACGAATACATAGCATTCTTATTATCTAAAGCGCTTACTGCTGACTATATGGAGTTAGGTAAAGATATAGATAAATCGAGCACTACTCCTACAATGGACAATGTCTACTCCGTAGCACTATCAGAATCGTATAATGGACACAATGCTAGACTTACAATTACACAAAAATACGCAACTTCTCTTGGTCAGAAAAACAAGATTAAGACTAACTTAGGAGCAGGCCAAATACCAGTTATACAAGATTTCTCTGGTGGAAAGGCTGGTAAAAAGGTCAAGAGTGCTGGTGATAAAGTACAAGATTTGTTTGGTATATTGGCCAACAGTAACAACTTTTTGAACATACAAAATAGCAAGTCTGCCTTTATTGACAGTGTGCTGGATGTAACTACAGGGTTCGTTCAGCAGACTGTTTATGATAACGACGACGCTAAAGGTGACTATATCAGAGGTATACAGATACCTTACAATTCACTAGCGACTAAAGGCAAGGATACCCTTGATTCAGAAGTCGCCCAAAGAAATTTCTTTTTGACTACTAATAACGCAAGGACATCAGATAAAATGTCCAGCGTCAACACTACTCATGCAAGTCGTGACTTTTCTCACATTTCCGAAGGACATGAAAAGAACGGTATCAGTGGTTTGATTAGCGATTTCAATGTTAACAGGGATGCTGAGATGAAGGCTTATGAGTTCAGTCTGATGTTCATAGCGGCTGATATAATTCTATGAGGTGATAAAGTGGCTATACCAATCAGACTTACGCTGGCAAATGCAAAAGACCAGATTGATTTAGTCGCACAGAGCATAGACATGTCCATCAATAGAAATGTCAGCGCTTTTCCTACACCTAATAATTTCTTACAAAGATTCGCTGTAGACACGAATGTGCCATCCATCAAGATAGATATCAACGGTATATTCGTAGATGACGAAGGGCTGAATGTAGATGCTGGTAACAGCGTAATTTTTGATGCAGAACCTATGAGGACCATGATAAATTTCGGAGCGCTTTTACCTACAAAACCTAATCAAAATACTGGGTTTAGGTCTTTAGGGGTACCTTCAAATTCTTTTGGAGAAGGTACTACTCTAATAGAACATGAATTCATCGCCAACGAAGACATACCGAAAGGTCAAAAATCTACTATAAGTTTGTTGGCACCATCAGGCTCTATTTACCAAACTGCCTCCGCCGATACTGAACAGATTAATGTAAATCCATTTTCTATGTTTAAATCATCAGCGGCTTATTCTTCTGGAGTTACCTCTATAGTATTAACACACACTTACAATACTGCTGTAAAAGCAGAAGATATATTGAATGTCGGTGATAAATTAGTTAAGGAAGACGGAACTACGACTATAGGTACAATCCAGTCTATTTCTAACAACACAGTTACATTTACTTTTGCTACCTCAACAACACTTGCTCTTAATGAAAGAATACATGTTGCTTTGAGAGTGTATAACCATGTCGGTGAAGAGTTAGGCTTTGTTAGTTATCTAATAGATGATGTAGGTATTGATGATGGAGATGATGCAGTATTCACATTAGGTCTCACTGATACTAATAACGGAATTGTGTCATTAGGTCAGCCCATTTTTATAAACCAAGCACCTAATATATTAGAGCGCTTTAGACAACAGAGTATTAAGTTTATTCCTTCTTATTGGTTAGAAAACCCACCTGTTCGTGGATTACTTGCAGACAGTTCCATGGAAAGAGCACCCAGTCCTCATGGGCCTCGTAACTCCACTACAGATAACGGTAATGTTCCTAGGGTAGGTATAAGGTTAGAATTTGATTTAAGTAACCCGTACACTGATTCTCCTACTCTTTCAAGAAAGGCATTCGAAGGTCCGATAAATATAAATAGAGATGCTGCCGATATGGATGCTTTAATCAATGTTCCAATCCAAGACATAGATACTGCTGATAACCCAGCACTTGCCATGGCAGAGCAAATACAAAAAGCCCTAGATGGAACTGTAATATCGGGTGACATCGTAGAGGCTAACTATCCGGGTTTCAACTTAGCCGGTGATAAAACATTAGAATCTGTTTTTTCTATAACTAGGAACGGGGTATTATTTTTGATAGAACAAAAGTATAGGCCAGAGATAGAAATTCTCCACCCTAGTTGTTTAAGTCCAGACTTAACTGATTTATTTATCGTAGATTTACAATTCCATAGCCCCGGTACTACACCAACCCAGTCAAGAAAATCGGCGGGTGATAAAGTACAAGACTTGATTGGTTTAGTCTCTAACTCAAATAGGAACACAGATTTGCTTCGTGGTATACAGATACCTTACGATAGTTTAGTGCAGAGTTCCGGTGTAACAGGTGTTGCTAGAAATTTCTTCTTGACTTTTGGTGAGATAGAAACCAATCTCAAGGGCTCAGAGGGTAATAACAGGTCTGCTAACAAACCTATGCAGAATTTACTACTGGGTATGAGCGATGGTGGTGCGGGTGATGAAAGTCCTGACAATTGGTATGACAAATTTATTGAGCCAGTTATACCAAACGAAATAGAAGCAGTATTTGGCTTCCTAGTAGGAGCAGGTCAGCAAATGTGGGTCACTCTCACAGACCAGCCTGCAAGAGGTAACGACGGCGGTATGAGAATTATCCCGGAGAAACTTCATGTGCGTTATGATGCTGGGAACAACTACTACGCATTCAATCTCGAATTAATGGCTTCCGACTATGTGATAGGTGTATGATATGAGTTTACTAGTAAATGCAGGATATGGTATGAGATTCAACGGTATCAGCGACAGCGTTCTTGTACCGACTAACAACACTAACTTACACGGCAAGCAGACTGTTGAGCGTAAGCGGTTGCCGACTACAATGAATTCATTTACTTTGGAAACATGGTTCGTACCCGATTGCGGCGGTACAATATTTGAGCAAGACAATGTAATGAGGCTTAGCGTAGGTGCACCAAGTAGCCCTGCACCTGCTACTTTTGAAATCAGATTACAGAACAAGAACACTGGTAGAGACTCAGTATACACTTTGACTAGCGCCAAACCTGTCAATAAAGCAAATGGCGATTTGGCCTACTGGGATGGTATTCTATTCCCGTCAGTCAATTCAGTAATCACAGGCTCTAATCTAGGCTCAGATGAGAACAGTAACGATGTCAGTGCCTTTACTGACGGCACAAGAGAACTACTCAATGTCACTGTTACATTTGATAGAAAAGTATTGAGCATGCATGTTAATGGTGACCTGCTAGTTCAACAGACATTAGAAGAAGAGCATCAATTAGTACCTCAACAAAGCCAGATGTTCCTAGGCGGTAGAGGTGGAGATTTCAGAGGAACGCTTGAGACTATACATTTGTCAGCAGGCGCAAAAGCATCAGGTCGAAGTGACTTCGCTCCAATAAAAAGCGATAGTACTCTTGGTTTGTGGCGGTTTGAAGAGCCTATCAACCCTATTGCCACGAGAGTAGAAACTCCTGCTTTGGTTGCATCTACAGGAGTTGACTCAACTATCACCGTAAGCACAACTGTTGCCAAGGCTTTGCTTGAAGAACTGACTGGAGAAAAAAGAGAAGTCTTTACTAACTTTCAATCAGTACCTTGGAGCGCAGGTAAATACTCTTACAAAGTCTACACTGCCACTTCTAGTAATGACAGAGGACTAGCAAAGGTACCTTTTAATTTACTAATCAATCCTTTGGGTTATGACAAAAAGACAGGTAAGCCTACTAACAAAGCCCCTGAGAGAGTAAGGTTACTTTCTATAGACCCGACTAACGGACAAATAAAAGTTTCATCTATTCACTTAGATTTTTCAGCAAACCCTACTAGTGGTCAAAGAGGACTGCTGATGGCTCACGATGCAGGTGAGTTCGTAGTAATTACAGGTGACTGTATAGTAGATGGTGGGAATGGTAATGTATTCCAACCGCAAGGTAGCGGTACCCAGTTTTCACAAAGGCAAGGGCAAGTTATAATTGATGAAAGTGACTTTGAAAATCATGGTATTGTTTTCTCTATGAGCATGGCCATAGACTCTCACGAGTACAATCAGTTTTCTGCCAGCACTACAAACATGGGTCAAGACTTCTTGATAGGTCATACAGGTAGGCATATTCTCAACCATGTTAACAGTCATCCGTTTATGGGAGCATTGCCGCCTACTGAATCGCATTTAGTAGAGAAGAAGTTAGATGCGGGCAGTGATGTTGTAAGTGCTACATTCATTCCTCAGTTTGGGAACATCAAAGATATAATTCCTGTAAATTCAATTGTATCCAGTTTCGACGAACATGGACCAATGGCTTTGAAAGATGTAGTGTCTTCCTCAAGAATATCTACATTTGTAGAAAATGGTATGGCAGATATAGATGATTCTAAGAGAGGTTTACTAGCGCTCGGAGGGGCTGATTTTGATACAGAGCCTTTCTTACTTAAATCGATATCTTCTACAGATTCTAGCACGAACATCAAGTCAGTCATTCCTTCTATAGAAAGTAGGATAGCGACACTAATCCTACCTGAGTTAGAAGATTATGACTATGCGCCGTTTGTACAGATTCATTACAACGCTATTGATAGAACAGGTGAGCATTTCAATGTCGGCGCTACATCTAGGCTAACCGCCAATATTTCTACTGCCACCCTTACTTTGCAGAGTGTCAAATCTTTCGGAGTAGACGGTGCTATCATACCTGCTCACAAAATATCAATTGGTGGTCACAACCCTTTCTCATCAGTTACCAACCAAACTGCTAAGATAGACCACACTGCGAAAACAATTGTATTTTCAGCAACGCCAACCAACAGCAGTTTCAATACTGCCGCTATTAATAATGCTATAGTCAAAATGGCAGATGGCTCTCCTAAGTTGTTAGTAAGTAAAACCTTACCTGATGTAAGTACAGTCTTGAGTGGTAGTCTTCAGATAATTGATTTGATTAGAGATTCAATTGCAGTCAGGCCATTAGGTATAGTTGCGCCGGGAGGATTAATTACTTTTGATACTCCAGACATGTTTGGTTTCAAAGATGGTGATTTAGAAGGCGAAGACTCAGAAGGCAATGTAGGTGAAGACCAACTAGACCTCAGCCTTTGTCCGACTAATTATCTACCTAACACCAGCACTGACAGCCCTCAAACTACTCCTCAAGCGATAAGAGTGGCTAGGTCTGAACTAGCATCTCGCTCTTCTACTTTCCACAAAGTACTTGTAAAGGCTAATCTGGTCGGCTCAAATGATTTTTCAGAAGTCGCTGGCGTTAAGTTCAGAGACCCTTCTAATGGTAGAAGAAACCGTATAGGTTTGAAAATAAATAATTCAGGTGGTTATGCTAGTTCTACTACTGGCGCTATGTCAGTTGATGGAGGAACTGCTAATCAATTAGTTGCGGTAGACAACATCATTTACAAAGCAGATGGAAAAAAACTAGGTACAGTCACAGCCGTCACTACCAACAGCATTACCATAGGTGCAGGAACCAACGCTGCGGTTGTTGATGATGATGAGTTGTTCATAGAGCCTCAATCAGCAGGTAGAGGTAGTACTAATCAAAGTACAATCGTACATGAGTATTTCGATATTATAGAACATAAGTCGAGGAATAATGTCACTAGTTTAGTCATACAGCCTTGTGATAGGAACCGTTTTGCTCAGTTATCAAAGGTAGTGACTGATGCAGGTTTGGGTAATGTCATTAGTATTGAACACCTTATGTCAAGAGCAAGGGTGCTTTCTTTTGGAAATGATAGCGACGGTAACGCTGTACTTAGAGCACACGGTCTGATAAGTGACATAGCATCCTCGACTGTTAGTGTAAAAGGCTCAGCCAGTCCAGATTCTCACATTGTCAAAGAAATTATGCCGGGCGCTCCAGTAGTGACAATGACTCTTGGCGGCGGCGGTCAAGGTGCTATAAACACCAAAGAAACTTGGGACCCAGCGCCACTTAGTAGATTGGCTTGGAACACCCGTAGAGACTGTCAGGCCAAAGTCAACGCTACCATCAGCATAGGTACAAAGAGACAGATATCAGTGTTACCTTTGAACAACAATGCTGACGATTTACAATCTTGGGGAACTTATTGTTTCCCTGCTACAGGAAGAGTTTATCTTGAATTATCAGGTAACCAAGGAGAACAAAAGCAGTTTGCCAGTGCTGAATATACCAGTAAGACAGGTACTTTATTTTCATTCAGTAACAGTACTGGACTTGTAGGTTCAGGTACATTTGTACTGGCAGACGGCTCAGAAGCAGATTCATTCAACGCTTGGGTTACTGCTACTGGAATAGATGAAACTAGTGTACTGCATGTTGATGATAAGTTTAGTGAAGAGTCGATGTGTAATGATGGAACCACAATTAACGACAGATTGTTCCAAAGCCTAGATACAGTTCAGCACGATTACCAGTTAGGTAGTCAGTACGCAAGTACTCGTGCGCTTGTCGAAATACCTCTATTCGAGGAGTTCTTCTTTGACAATCCAGACAAAGGTATTTTCCCCGGTCCTGATAACAGTATGAAGTTGCACATAGACGCTACTCATACAGCGCATTCTTGGAATCCTAATCCAGTCGGTAGAAGAGCAGATGCTATCTCTCCTCAAGACCCTGAGATTTTTGGTCCGTTTTCTTACACTATCCAAAGAGGTACACACCGTAGTGGTACCAAGGTAACCAGACCTTACGATTCGGCTAACTACCGAGTATATGTCGAAGATGCTAATATTTTCCCTATACCAACAGCGCCCCCTACAGAAGTTGCTAATCTAGGTGGGCAGGCTAGATACCGAAGAGCATTTTTGGCTAACGGAGAATGGTTTACTTACAGTGGTAGAAACACCTCTGACCACTATCTTACCGTAGTCGATTCAGGTGATGACCATGCATTCAGTGCAAATTTCCTGCGAGACATCAGAGTTGGGGCACACATTACTCCTGCTCCGGGTTATCAGGATATGAATTACAACAGTATTGCTGACAATCCAAGTTTGATTAGTGCTGGTTACGAAAGAAGAAGGTCATTTTACTATGACCGTTCCAATGTTACAACACAAGGTGGCAACGCTGACTACGGAATGAAGCAGTATGTCAGTGCTATCGAGTTAAGGGCTGGTCCTTCGACTAATCCTCATTTGCCAAAGGTTATCAGCAAGCGACCTAGAGCAAAGGCTGTTTTAGTTACTGGAAGCCCTGCTACTTCTATCAAACTAGACGATGCCAGCCTTTTCCCTATCAAAAGTCCTGACAGTGATTACAATTTTAGAGTCGCTTGGGTAGATTCCAGTGGAAATGTAAAGAGAGG